AATTGCTTATTGCGATTGAATCTATTAATGCCATGGTTTGTTTTGTTTTAAGATTAAAAATAAAAAATCGATTTGTTATAAATATTACAAATTTTTGAAATCATTGAACTCTATATGAATTTCTTCCTATTGATTCTCCTACTTTATTACCATCTAATTCTACTACGACAGGTCGATTTACTACTTGATTCATTTGTTGAACAAAGGCTTTCAAAGTAGCATCTAAATCTGCTACTTTTTGTTCAAGCATTGAGTTATCTACTGTTGTATTTTCTATTACAGGAGTATTTTGTGGTATATTAGATACAGTTACATCTTCGATAGAATTGGCATTAGTTATACCATCATTAACATATGAAATGTTAGGAGAAACAACTACACCATCACCCTTAGCAGTTACCGCTGTAGATCCAAATTTATCTGTGATAGTGAAAGGTCCCTTTGATGCAAGTGCGGATCCATCTTCTACTTTTTGTGGGAGAGAAGTAAAAGTATTAACTAAATTTTCTCCTAATCCCTCAGAGCCAAGTTTATCAGCTAGTACTCCCCCTAAAATTTGACCTAAAATACCTCCTACAAAACTTCCAGCTATAGCTCCAGCAGGTCCTAAAAATGGAGTTAATGCTATCCCTCCTAATATAGAACCCCCCATACCACCTATAGTTTCGTATCCTATTTTTCCAAATTCTTGGTGTAATTCAGAGATAGGTGGAGATTGAGGATTATTTTTATACTCTTGAACAGCATTATAACCTTTATATCCCCCTATTAATCCTTCTATAAGTGCTCCTATATAAGGTAATCTAGAAACTGTTTTTTTAGATAATGTTAAAGCACCTTCTTTTATAGGGGCAGAAGTAAATATTTGACTTACGGTTGCTGTAAGTTTCCCGCCTACTTCCCCTATTGCTGATTCTAACCATTCTTGGGGGTTGGAAATAAATTCTGCTACGGATTGAGCTAAATCAGTACCAAATTCTGTTACTAAATTATAATATTTTTTGGTTTCTTCAAATACTTCACCAAAGAAGCCATCTCTTGTATAGGTTAATGATGCTTTTTCTGCTTGACCTTGTGGGCTAAGCATAAAGTCTGGGGTTTGGCTTAAAGGGGTGCCAATTCGAGTAGAGGAGGGGGTTACTTCAGGTTGAGTAGTTACTCTAGGTCTAACCACTTCAGGATTAGCTGCTAAATATTCAGTAAATTCATCAGGGGTAAATAGTGCTCTATATGTTCTACCTCCTACAATTCCATCACTACTTAAACCTTGTGAAGTTTGATACTGTTTTAAATATTTACGGGATCCTCCACCGTATAAACCATCTACAAAACCTTCATTTAAATTATAAGTGTCTTTTAATGTAGTTTGTACATCTCTTACTAAAGTATTTCGGCCTACATCTTGCATTTTATACTTAAGAAGTTTACCTTCTTTATAAACTTCTTCGTGAGTTGGTGCTTGAGTATAACCTTTTCTTAAAGTAAGTTCTTCTACTTCTTGTAATTTGTTTAAAGCTATTTTCTCTTGGATTGAAGGAAGATTTTCTAATAATAATTTATTATATTTTGCTTTAGCTCTTACCTGTTCTTGAAGGGTTTCACTTTCTATAGTAGGATTTGTTATAGCTGCGCGTGATGTAATTTCAGGAAGAGATAGGGTTAAAGGTTGTGAAAATTGTATTTCAGGGGTTACTTCTTCTCTTCTTTCAGCTCTTCTTGTTTGTCTATTAAGTCTTCTTTCTTCTCTTTTTGCTCTTCTTTCTTTTCTTCTTGCTTGTCTTTTTTCTCTTCCACTTTGTTCTATAGGTGAAGATTCAACTCCTAAGAGTTCCATAGGTTGTTCTATTTTTAACCTATTTTCTTCAACATATTCAAAAATATCTATTGGATCAAGTAATTCTATATTTCTGTCTTGTCTTTTTTGTCTTCTAGCTTCTCTTTTTTCTTTTCCACTTTGTTTTATAGGTGAAGATTCAACTTTAAAAGCATTAAGCATTTCTGTTAATTCATTTCTATCTATACCTATAGATTTAGCTATTGCCTCTTGTTGGATAACAGGCATTGCTTTAAACTCTGCAGGATTTATTTCACTTTGTTTTATTTGTTTTTTAGCTTTTCTTTCAGCACGAGATACAGCATCTTGAATTCTTTGAATAGAACCTTCTTCATATTCACCTGTTTTTACAGCTAAATTAGCAGGAGGTATATCAGCTTTAGTATATTCTTTTTTACCAAAAATATAAGTCCAAGCGTTAGGTTCTCCTATAGTAGGATTAATAGCAGACCTAAACATTTCTGCTTTTTCCTCACTTACATAATTTTTTATAAATTGGATAATGTTTTCTCTGTATTGGGGTACAAAGAAATCTCTTATGTCTCTAGCTGCTCCCCCTCCAGCATAACGATTATAAGTTGTACTTCTAGGAGTTTTTTCTATATTATTTATTATTTCAGGTAGTTGTGAAAAGTCGTAAGGGTTTAAACCTAATTCATCATACCTAGCACTACCTGTTTCTCCTTTAAGATTGTTTCTTAAATCACGAGGAACATAATTATAATAAGTAGAATATAATGCTCGTTTTATGAAATTTTCAACTCCTTCAGAAACTACAAATTGTTTATTGGTAAAATAGGTTTGATTTTGTTGTTCAGGTAATACAGCTTGATACGAAGTAGCATTTCTAATAGTGTTAAATGTACCTTTAAGATCATTAATTCTTTTTGTATCAAAATCTATTAATTCTGAGGTTCTTTCTTGATCAAATCCAATTGTAAATTTATTAGCTAATCCTTTTCCTAATCTTTCAACAGCTCTATATAAAGCTAATAAACCATTCCCAGAAGCTGAAATGTTTTCGATATCATTTAATTTATAATCTGTTGCTGGGAAACTTAATTCTCCTGATTTGGAGATTTGGTCTTGTTTTCCGTCTTGATAATTTACAGTAAATGAATCTTTTGCTGGTGGGGGGCCTGATGGTGTAAAATTAGATAATAGTTGATTATTTACCATATCTAATAAAGTGCTAGCAAAATATTTATTACCTTGAGATTCTTTAGCTTGTGCTGTAAATAAATTTTTATAATTTTCTTGGGTAGCTCCAGCAACCCCTAATTGTTGAATAGTATCAAAATTGCTAATTTGTGATGCTGAAGTTGTTCCTGTAACTTCTTTGTATGAAATGTCTCCAGCAGTTCCATCTTTAACTTTTTGGACCATTACTCCAGACTTACCAACTTTAACATCTAGTGCCCCAAAATCTTCACTTACAGGGAATACAGGACCACCTTTCCCAGACATTCCATCTGCTACATAGGATACATTTGGGGATACTACGAGTTTATCGTTAGGGTGAGTAATTGCTAAATTACCCGCACTATCTTGAATTGTAAATGGTCCTTTATTAGAGATAGAGGCAGCATCAGCTACTCTTTGGATTGAACGAGATGGAATAACTCCATCTTCTAATGATTGAAACTGGGGGAGGAGAGAATCAAGGTCTTTTTGGGCTACATTTGAATTTTCACCCAGGTCTATTATAAATTTTTGTATAGCTAAAAGCTCATCCTTATCAAGTCCACCTTCCGCAAATCCTCTGATTGTTTCTACGTTATTACCCAAGAGGGTTTGTAACGACTCACCCCCTTCAGTTTCAAAATCTAAAATATTATTAATTAAATTATTTGCATTTCTCTCAGCTTCTTGTGCTGAGAATGTTTCATATAGCCTGTCTAGTTGTGTGTTTATATCACCTGTAACGGTTGCCATCTGCTCAGCGTTGGCTGCTGTTGTTGCTGTATATGCTTGGTTTTTTGTAAGATTTGTTTCTATGTCCTTTTGAACTGCTTGAAGTCCAGTACCAATCATTGCGGCACCTTCCTCTAAGGCAGTTTCAAAGTATCCGTAACCTAACATTTCTTCGCTTTCAAGAGAAGCAAGAGCTGCTTTTCTTAATACTTCTTCATCAATATTAACACCAGTAGCACCTTGGATAAGATTCATAGTGTTTTGAAGTAATTCCTGGGCTTCTTCTGCTTTAAAATTATATCCCCCACTTTCAAGTATTTTTATTAGGGCGTTGGCTCCGGATTTTTCTTCATCAGTACTAGTCTCATCTTGAGATATATCTAATGCTTTTAAATAGTTTGTAACCACTTGTCCCTTAAATCCTTCAAAGTTTGAGTTTTCTAGGTTTTCAACGTAATTACTAATAGCGGTTTGTTGCTCATCTGAAAGTACTTCCACTTTAAGATCACCATCATCTAAAAGTGTATTTATTGCATTCATTTGAGCTTCTAAAACACGTTTAGGTCCAAATAAATCATCAGCTTCTCTTTGTGCTAATTCAATTTGTTTATCTATTACAGCTTGAGTTGATGTTTCTAATTCAGCAAATTTTTTCTTTTGGTTATCTATAGCAATTTCTAGTAAATCTGAAGAGGAAATAATTCCACTAACTGCACCTTGGTACTGTTCAGTTGTAATTTGTCCTGAGGTAAGTAAATCTTGAGCAAAATTCTGTAATTCACTGCCAGTTAGTTCTAAAGCTCCATTAACTTCTTCTCCAGCTTCATCAGCTAAAGTTTTAAATTTGTTTTCTAATCCTGTTATAGATTCAACTAACCTTAATTCAGATTCTGCTTTTCTAAGTTGTGATAATGCTTCCCTTTGTGCACTACTTTTTTCAAGACTTTTTCTAGCTTTATCTAAATCATCTTCAAATTCACCCATAGCACCTACCGCCCTACCTCCAAAATATCCTACACCAGCACCAATACCAGCACCAATTGCTGTGCCTACTCCTGGTAGGATCATAGTACCTATTGCGGCTCCTAAAGCAGCTCCACCAGCTGCTCCTGTTAAACCTCCTATAGCTTTAGCACTTTCTCCTTCTGTATTTCTAGCGTCCAATTGTGCTACATCATATGCTCCTTTGGCTACAAAACCAGCAGCCGCTAAAACACCTGCTGCGGCTCCTAACCCTGCAAGAGCAGTACCTGTAGTAGCACCTCGTCCAGCGACACTAGCAAATTGGCCTGCTCCTGCTTGACCTGCTGCTACTCTAAATCTTCCTCCTTGTTGTACTAAGGTTCTACCCATAGCATCTACAGGTCTACCCATTCTAGGACTCATTCCCGTAGCTACTCTAGAACCAAATCTACCTAAGCGAGTACCTTGGGCAAATCCTCCTCCTCCTGTAGAAGTTACCCCACCTACTTCTTTTGTAAAAAGAGGGGTAAAAGGAGTTCCTCCCCTTCTTACAAACCCTTGGATTAGAGCGGTTATACCTGTTAAGGCTGTTGCTCCTATAACTACATCTACTGGATTTTCTTTAATATACTTAATAAAACCCTTTAATCCTTCATAGAATCCTACAATAATACTAGCTGTTGTTTTGATGCTAGTAGCAATACTTTCAGCATCTATTCCTTTAATATATTCTGCTACACTTTCAGCTGTTGATTTTATTACATCTAGGGATCTTTCTAAAGGATCACTTATATTAGAAGCACCTTCTATATTAAATAATTCTTTTATTATGTCTCCAAGTAACCCATAAAGGGATTCAAATACATCATATATTGCTAAAAACGTTTGTTTTATTTCAGGACCATGTTCTCTACCAAATTTAATAAGAGTTAATCCTATATCATTAAGTTTTTTACCTAATTTTGAAGCAGTATCAAGAAATCCTTCCCTTAAGGAATCAGAAGCATCATCTATGGATATTCCAAATTCTTTAAAGAAAGGTTTCATTTCTTGTATCATTACATTTCTAGCGTCTTGTACTAGTTGTAATATATCTCTAAAAGCTTGAGCCACAGGTCTCATAGCTTGGGCCATTTCTAACTGCGCAGCTATTAATGCTCTTTGTCTTTTAGCTTCTAATTCTTGAGCTGAGGCTCTCCTAACTTGTTCTACAAACTCTTTACTGCCTCCTTCCTCCCTCATTATAGCCATAGCTTTTTCTTCAGAGCCAGTTTTTTCAACAAGTTTTAAATATCTTTGTTGAGCTTCATTCATATCCTCAAACCCAGTACCTGCTAAAAGTTCTTGGGTTTTAAGGACATCAGCTAATTCATTTCTAGTCATACCAACAGCAGCAGCTAGCGCTTCTTGCTGTATAACATTCATTCTACCAAATTCAGCAGCTGAGCCTGCTTGTCGGGAGATTTCACTTGCTACTGTTCCTAAATCATTATTTAGAGCGGCTTGTCTAGCTTTTTCAAGGTTTAAATTTCTTCCAATTAACAACTCAGCTTCCATTTCTTTAGAAATAGAACTTTCAAAATCTAAAAGGTTGCTACCTATATTTTCTACTTTACTTAATTCTAAACCTAATTTTTTAGCATTAAAAGCAGCAATTCCTAAATTAGTACCATGTCCCCTTGAAGTTAATACCATAGCAGAACTAGCATTTGCTACTTCTTTCATTACTTCATTTTCATTAATAGCAATATTTTCTCTTGCTTTTAATGATTTAATTTGGAGTCCATACTCATCACGTAATTCTTTAGCATTTTTTCCTTGAAGTTGTCCTAATTTAACAAAATCAGCAGCTTGTTCGTTACTAAATCCTAATCTTTGAACTAGAATTCCAAAACTTTCTACGGTTTCATCACTAAATTTTTGAGTAGTACCAAAAGCTTGTTGTAAACCTTCTGTTAATTTAAGAACTTCTTCAGGTAACATTGCTAATTTATCACCTACTTTACTAGCTTGAGTAAATAAACCTTCAGCTGCATCTGTGCTTATACCTAAATTAGTAGCTAAATCAGCTGTAGCTTGTTCATATTTAAAAAGAAGTTCTTCACCTACTTTAAAAGATTCTACAAATCCTTTAATACTAAAAAAGGAGTTCATAAAAAATCCTACAAGTTCACTAAAATACCCTTTAATTTCCCCAACTACCTTTTTAGCGGGAGATAATAAAGCTTTAAAAGCAGTTTTAAAAGGTTGTATAATAAGTTTATTAAGTGATCCTATAAGAAATAATGCAAATATTTCTTTAGCCAAAACTTTAACAAAACTACCTAATCCTCGAAAAAATATTCTAAGTTTACCCCCAAATCCAACAGCACTTTGTCCCGCTTTAGTTAATTGGGTAGCTAAGTCTTTTGCTGATTCACTACCAGCATCAATAGCATCTTGTATTTTAGAACCTTGAAATCCTAATCGCTTTAAAAGTCTGCCTGAGAGACCTAAAGTATTATTGTAGAGTCTTTGGGCTCTGTTTATGTTTTTTAGTCTATTCTCTTGATCTTCAAGATAATTTAATCCTTTTTCTTGTGCTATAAGTGCTTCTTGAAGAGCTATAAGCATTTTTTGTTGAACAGATAATCCTTGTTCTTGGGTTTCAAGTGAATCTCGTTCTTTACTTAAAGATTTTTCATTTTCTAAAAATTCTTTTTGTAAATTCGTTAATTTTTTTTCTTTAGCTCTTTCTTGAGCTTCCATTGTTTGAAGAGAAGCTTTTGCTTGTTTATAAGCTTCAGATTCTTTATCAATTTGCGACGATGCAAGTTCATCAACAAATTCTTTTTGTTCTTTTATTCTAGTTTGAAGATCAAAAAAACTTTCGGCTTGACTAATTTTTTCTTTTCCTAATTTGTCTTCTACAATTCTTTGTTGATTTTCTATACCTAGAATTTTTCTACGTTGAGCTTCAATAGCCTGTAGGTCCCTTTTTTCTCTACTACTTAATTTTTGAGTTTCAGATCCTATATTATTAATAAGTTGCCTTCTATTACGTTCTGCTTTTTCAATATCTTTTTGAAGATCTTTAATTTTTTCATAAGGATTTTGCATATCACGAGCAGCTTTAGCTACTTGTTTAATTGCAGATAAAGCTTGTTTATTACCTTCAGTGAAATCCCCCTTTGCTAGTCTTCCTAAAGATCTGTATTGGTCTACTAGTTCAGCACTTCTAGAAGATAAAATAGATATAAAATCAGAAGCATCTGTTAAACCACTAGTATAATCCCCTAAAGCTTTATTAAGTTCTCTTTGATTGTTTAACTGATCCTCAGTAGCCATATAAACTTCAGTTTATTATAAATATGGAAGGGTGGTGCTTTCGCACCACCCCTCTTATATACGTTCTCCTGGTCTTATGTCTGAAGGTGGTTTGGCAAAATCTATTTGTCTGCTACCTCCCTGTGATGAGGACGATTGGGATGCTTCGTTTTTCTGTTTTATAAAATCTACTATTTTTTTAAAAGTAAAATTACGTAGCCAAATAGGCATGTTATATACTGTATGCCAATCAAATCCCCCGTTTCCGTGATACACTATATCATGTATCATCCCAAACATATGGATTCTATACTCAGGCGTCAGGCCAAAAAAACGTGACCCCGATAGGAATCTTAACATCCTCTTGAGTATCACCTCCATCTTCGGGGTAAAAATCAAATGTTAAGTCCATATCGGGCTGAATCTCCTTAATGTGTTCTCTTAGTGCTCTTGAATCACGAGCTAAGAAATATTTATCTACGAATTCTCTAATTGCTTTCTTTGAATCATCTCCATTTACAGATAAAATCATATGTTTTAATCTAGTTGATAATTCTGCTGAGGACTGTTTGTTTATCTTTTTTAGTCCTTTTACTTCACCCTCAATCATTTTTTCATCTTTATTATTAAGAATTTTAAATGTTATTGGAGTTTCTGTATGAGGAAGAGTATAGTTAAATTCATTAGTATTTAGTTCTACTAAATCTTCTTCTTTAATCCATTTAGGTTCAATTTCAGATAAATCAACTGTAACTTCTTGTCCTTCATATTCAAAGGTATAATCTTTACCATAACCTAGAATACGAGAGGCAACCATTATAGCGTTTTTATCGCCTACTACAAGGTCATCATAATTAATTTTTGATACAATTAAGGATTGCATTAACTTATCAAGAACAATGCCTTGTCTAATGTAATTTTGATTGGTTAAAATGTCCTCTTCTTTAGCAGTCATATATTTCATTTCAATTTTGCCAGAAGATAAAGGATTGTCTTTAGGATAGAGTAAACCTTTTGAAGGTAACTCTACAATTTCTGTAGGGAAATCAAATTTTTTCACTACAGGTTCCATTTTTGGGGTTTCAACTGTTTTTTCGTCACTCATTATTAATAACTTTTAATGTTTGATATAAATATATAAAAGAATAAGAAAAGCGCACTTTCGTGCGCTTTCCTTGTTGAACTTTTTGTATTAATCAGTAGTTTAATACGCAGTAGTCAGGGGCTAAAGTCATTGTAATTGACTGGGCTGTGTTTTCTGTATCCCAGCTGTAATCACCAAAATTAGCGTCTACTATAAAGCATCCTTTTAAGATCCATTCTGAAACGATATCACCAACAGGACCTAAGACACTTAATGTTACGTCTTTCTTGTAGTAGTCAGAGTAACCATCTCTACCTGTTACTGATTCGTGATGTAATCTTACCCATTCCATTACTTGTTGAGTACCGGAAGGAGAAATTGGGTCGTGTAAGGTTAACTGAACATTACCCCAAGTTGTTTTACCCTTAACTTTTCTATACACGTTAATGTGGTTAAGAGTTACTTCACCTTGTGTTAATGTAATAGCACCAACACCTTTTACGATATATGATTCAATGCCATCTACTGACATCAAAAATCTATTCTGTTGTTTGGGTTCAAACGCTGTAAAAAACAGCTCGTTTGTATCTAATACTGCCATGTTTTCTTATTTTATTGTATTTGCGTTGTATTTAAATTAAATTTACGTAACTTATTAGGCGGGGAATTCAGCTCCTGTAGGTAATACATTAAAGTCAAGTACTACAAATTCGGCTGATTTCACCGGTTGGAGGTAAACAGCACCTCTCAACTCGTTTCTATCAATTACATCTGGACCATTATTAGTATCATCCATTACTACCTTAAAGGCATATACACCTTGCCTTTGTTGTACAAGTTCCATATATGGATTAACAACTGCAAGGAATGCATTTCTAGTAGCCAATGAATTAGGCTCAAATACTAAGTTTTGAGCAACGTTACCAATAAAGTCTTTGAGTGCAATTAACAATCTTCTAACATTAACTCTGTCAGTAGCTGATGCTGCTGATTGTAATGTTTTTTGACCATATACTGCTACACCTGTAGATGGGAATTTAACAAGTGGATTAACTTTGTTTTCATACAAAGTATCTCTTGAAGCTCTTGGTAATGTTCTTTCAGGAAGAACTACATTAGCCATGCTACCTCTAGTCAAACCAGCAGGGGCAAACCATGCTGCTGTTGTGTTATCATTAAAGACGTATACTGATGGGATAATTGTTGAAGCAGGGCACCATACAGCTTTACCTGTTTGGAAATCATTTGTTAACACCCAAGGCCAGTAAGCAGCTCCATATGAAGTATTTAATGTATTAGATTGAACTATTACTTCACTTACAGTAGTACCATAATCAACCAAATCAATTGGTAAAATAGCGTCTGTTCTAGTTTGTAAATCAGTAATTACTTCATCAATAATAGTTTTATGAGTAGCGTGTTCATATATTAATCCTGGTAAAGTTATTACATTAAATTTGTATTCATCTTTGTTTTTTAAGATATCAACAAAGTTTGAGTAATCACTTCCTGGGATTAATCCCTGTGAGTTGGTGTTGGTAATATTTTCATTCATATTATTTCCACCAGCAGGGACATTTAAGCCCGCACCACTAGCAAATGCTCCATTTTGTACTGCAGGAATTGAAGCTGTGTAATCAGCATCACTTATATTACCCGCAGCATCTAGATAATTAGGGGTAGGATTATTTACTGCTGAAACATATACGTAATTACTCTTAGAAGGGTATTCACCATTTGTTTTAATGTAATATTCACTATTATCTGAATCAATTGCTACTTCTTTATAAGTGTCACCAATTAATTTAGAAATATAGTTATCTGAATAAGGATCTAAACTTACACCTCT